AAACAACAAGTACAAAAGGAAGTGATTATAATGTCAGAAAAACAAAAAGAGTTTCTTGTTTCTATTGGTATTGACCCAAATGATGAACTTGATGTCATAGAAGATAAAGTTGGTGATTACCTGACTTTGAACTGTTTGGATGAAAATTATAATCCAAATGAAGAAGGCTTGATGTGCGAAAGTATTTTGGATTATATCGGTCAGTTATAAATCTAACCGCTCCGCTGCGGCGAGGCGGTATTTTTATACTCAAAAACAGAAAGGACGGATAAATATGAATTTCGGACAGGCGATCGAAGAAGCAAAGAGAGGTAAGAAAATAGCAAGAAAAGGCTGGAACGGCAAAGGACAGTATGTTGAGCTTGCCACTAATGTTAGTTATAAATCCCCCAATGGTACTGTGACAAATGTAAACCATAAGGATATGGGCAATAAAGCATTAGCGTTTGTGGGAACTTCGGGTGTACAACTTGGGTGGCTTGCAAGTCAAGCAGATATGCTGTCGGAAGATTGGCAGACAATAGACTAATCAAACATCGGAACTAAGCACCTTAACGGGTGCTTTTTTCATACACAAATTTAAGAAAGTGAGGTCAGAAAATGGACGAGAAAAAGAAACTTCCTGATGAGGAGGAGAAGAAAACTCCAGATACTCACGAGGAGAAAAAGGACGAGCCAAAGGCTGAGGAAAAGCCTGCGGACAAGGCAGATGAGAATCCTGCTGACAAGGAACAGCCTGCGGTGGACGATAGTCAGGCTGACGAGAATGGTGAGGGTGCTGATAAGCCTGCGGAAGATAAGCAGGAACAGCCAAACGAGGATAAGTCCGACAAGCAGGACAATGCTGAGAACGCACCTGACGAAAAAGACCAGGAGATACTCAGGCTCAAAACTCAGATAGCCGCTATGCAGCTTGGTATCAAGCCCGACTGTATCGAGGACGCCGTTGCGGTGGCTGAAAGCTATGTGAGAAACGGCAGTCAGCAGGATATCAACGCCGCCCTTTCTGCGGTGGTGAAGAAGTATCCAGATATGAAAGGCGAGGGTGGCAAAAAGTCCGACGGCAAAAAACAGGGCGGTTTCAAGGTCGGTGCAGGATCTTCGGATACTGATGAAAAGAAGCCACAGAGCAAACCAACAGCGCAGAAACGCTGGAACAAATTCAAGTAAAAACAGGAGGAATGAATCATGCCAAATCTTAATTATGCAGAAGTATGGAATCCCGAACTTTTGGAGATAAGGATCCAGGAAACACTGTCAAGCCCGTTCATCACACAGAACGTTAGGTGGCTTGACGCAAAGACTTTCCACTTCACACAGATGTCAACATCAGGCTACAAGAGCCACAACAGAAACGGCGGTTGGAACACAGGTAAGTACGTTCAGACGGACGTGCCTTTCACACTCACACACGATCGTGACGTTGAGTTTCTTGTGGATAAGGCTGACGTTGACGAAACGAACTCATCAGCGTCTATCAAGAATATCTCAGAGGTATTCGAGAAAACACAGTCTGCTCCAGAAACGGACGCTCTGTTCTTCTCAAAGACAGCTCAGAGAGCGGCAGAGCTTGAGGGCTATCACTCATCAACAGCCGCTTCATCATACACAAAGGGTAACGTGTTCGACAAGCTCAAAGGCTTTCTTTCATCAGGCAAGCTGAGAAGATATAAGTCTAATGGCTCGCTCATTATGTATGTGACTTCCACAATTATGGACCTGCTGGAGCAGTCTGACAAGTTCACGAGAAAGATAGAAATGACGCAGATCGCAGAGGGAGGACTTGGTCTTAGAACAAGAGTGACCGACATTGACGGAGTGCCTATCATGGAGGTCATTGATGATGAGCGTTTCTATGACCGCTTCAACTTTGACCCTGAGGACGGCGGCTTTGAGCCTTGCGCTGCAAGCTATGTAAAGACCGCTGATACCGATATCGTGAGCGGCAAGGAGTATTACACCGAATCAAGCGGCTCTTACACTAAGGTATCAGACACACCGAGCAAGTCTGCACTTGATACATACTATGAAAAGGTCGCAGGCTCACACAAGATAAACGTGCTTATCGCAACACCTGAGACCACAAAGATAGTACCTAAGATCAACAGCATTTACAGCTTTGCTCCGGGTGGACACACAGAGGGTGACGGCTGGCTCTATCAGAACAGAGCGTTCTCAGATGTTTTCACTTTCCCAAACGGCAAGGACGGAAAGATAGACAGCATTTACGCTGACGTTGACACAGCAGAGTACAGCGAGTAAGGGGTGAGGGATATGTACCTCACCTCTACTGAGTTTTGCAATATCTGTCCTGAGTGTGATATCTCCGAAGAACAGTTCTCGGCTATTCGGCAAAGAGCTGAAAGCGATATCGACACGCTGACTTTCAACCGCATAACAGCAGAGGGCATTGACAGCTTCACAGACTTTCAGAGAGAGCGTATAAAGCGTTCCACAGCATTGCAGATGAAATTTATCTATGACAATTCGGAGCTGTTAGAAAGTCCTCTGAGCGCTTACAGCATAAGCGGAGTTTCAATGTCATTCGATAAGTCAAAGGTGGTATCTCTTGACGGCGTTATCACAACACGTCAGGTCTACAATGCGCTTATGCAGACAGGACTATGTTACAGGGGGCTGATGTGATGAAGTTTCCTCAGCTTGTACCTGAAAGGGTATGCAAAACGCCCTGCAAGGTCTATCGAACGGACGGACTTAATCGTGACGGCTCAAAGAAGCAGACGGTCATATTTGAGGGCAAATGCTTTCACTCTGAGAAGTCAAGGCAGAAATTATCCGCAGAGAAACAGCTTATAACCTTGTCAGGCGAGGCTCTTTTCTGCGGAGATATAGCCCCTGATAACGCTGTTATAGAGGGCTATGCGGTCATAGGCGGCAGGACGTACAAGATATATGGCTCTGAGAAAGCCAAAGACCCTGACGGCAGGGTGAATTACACAAGATTGGAGTTGATATAGTGGGCATTGAAATAAAGCTTGATATGCAGGCGATAAAGGCTATCGAGGACGCCTCTGTGAAGTCCGCTGAGGTGGCTATGGAGCAGGTGAGGGCAGACCTTGTGAGTGCTCAGACAATGCCGTTCGATACAGGCGATATGCAGAATAATCAGACCTTTGTCCACGCTGACGAAAGCGGTGCAAGTCTTGTGACAGGCTCTCCGCAGGCAAGACGTTTGTATTATCACCCTGAGTATCATTTTCAGAAAGGCAATAACCCTAACGCAGGTGCGGCTTGGCTTGAACCATATATCACAGGCAGTAAAAAGGGCCTTGCCAAGAATGAGTTTGTGGCAGAGTTCAAAAAGAGGACAGGAGTATGACTTTACTTAACATAGCGGATATGCTGAGCGATATCCTTGAATTGCAGGACGTGTATGCAGGTACTATTGACGGCAACCTTGATAAGTGTATAGGCGTGTACAACGCAAAGACCTCAAAGCCACAGCGTATCTGCATAGGCGGAAAAGCCTGCACAAAAACACTTGAAAAACATATCTCGGTGCTTATTCATTGGACTGATACTCCCACGCAGGCAGAGATAAAGGCTCAAAGCGTTCTTGATATCCTATCCGATATACGTCAGCATAAGGCTGACGGCTTTATGGTAAAGTATCTCGAATGCAAAGAGCCTGTTTCTGTTGGCAGGGACGAGCGAGGCGTGTGTGAATATGTTATCGAGGCAACAGTATATTATGAAAGGAATGAATGAGTATGGCAAACACAACAGGAGTTTATCCCGTATATGAAAACCAGTTCAAGATAGACAAGACAGGCGGCGACGGCTCGACAGAGAGCAATCTTGTGACTATTGCCGATATGGAGAGCTTTTCAGTATCCATTGACGGCAATATCGAGGAGTGGAAGCCTTTTGATCAGCAGGGGTGGACAAGACGTCTGCTCACTGGTAAGTCTATCACTATCAGTATCTCAGGCAAGAGAAACGTCGGTGACGCAGGCAATGACTACATCGAGAGCCTTGCACTCAAAACAGGTGCTGCGGCGACCACAACCCTTGTGTGGAACTTCCCAAGCGGAGCAAAGCTTGTTATCAAGGGCGTTGTCAGCGTAACAGAATGGGGTGGCGGAGATTCGACAGCAGTCGCACCGCTTGCTTTCGACTTTGCTTCCGACGGCAAGCCTGAGTTTACAGAGGCGGCAGCGTAAGAACACAGACAAAACAGGGGAGCGTTCAAAGCGCTCTCCTAATTTTATATATCAGAAAGGATAATAACTATGGCAAAGATGTATACACTCGACAGCAAGCTTCTTACAGGTACACCTGAGATAAGAGTAGGCGACAAGGTCTACCCTGTGGATGACAGGCAGAAAACTGTCAAGAAGATACTTGACATCTGCGACAAGAACGCTGAAAAGAAAGACCTTGATATGATAGACGAGGTTTTCAAGCTTGCGTTCGCACCAAAGGACTACAAGGAAATAGAGGCAATGAATATGCCTTGGGCGGCATATCAGCAGCTTTTCACTCTTGTTATCTCAGCGGTAACAGGCGAGGACGCAGAAAAGACAGAGGCTCGATTTCCGCAGGAAAACGCAGAGTAAGCTTGAAGAAAGCTGGTACGATCTTGACTATGACCGAGAGCTTATCATACAATCCATTGCAAAGCAGTACAATATCCTGCCCTCAGAGCAGGAAAATCTGCATTACAGCGATTGGTATAGGCTCGTTGCAGGGCTTATGCACGATACGCCGCTGGGTCAGATCGTTCGTATCAGGAGCGAGGACAACAAGGACATCATAAAGAATTTCGACAGGTATGAAAAGCAGATACGCTCAGAGTGGACGGCGTTCAGAAGTCAGAAAGCAAGAGAAACGTTCACAGAGCAGGACAAGCTTGAAACTGCGAAATACTTTGAAAGGCTGTTCAAGGGAATGTTCGGAAAGGCAGGTGATAAGTAATGGCAGACGGAGCAAGCGTTGGTGTTATATCTCTTGACCTTGTGATAAAAAACAAGGTGCAGGAGCAGCTTGACAAGATATCTGCAAGCATACAGAACGGCTTTTCAAAGCCAGTAGAGCAGGCAGAGAAAGCTGTTGAGAACGCTATGGATAAGACCGCTAAAGCCATAGACGAGGGCTTTGGCAGTGCGTCGGAGATCGCTCAGAAGAGTATGCAGGAGGCTACTGCAAAGGTGGTGTCTGAAATTGATAAAGCCAATGAGCATATAAAAAACACCACCGATCAAATCGAAAACATCAAGCCTAAAGTTGTGCAGATACATTACAATCCTGAGTATGACCCTGATAAGATAGAGGCTGAGGTTGATGATATCGCTCAGCAAATTACGGCAAAAGCTGACGAGGCGGCTAAAACAGCGACAGAGAGCTTTGGTGATTTTGAAATACCTGAAAGTGAATTTGAAAGGCTTAATCTCCAACTCGAAAATGCAACAGAAAAAATGAGCCTGTTGCAGGCTAAGTATAAAGAGCTACAAGCTGCTCTTGCAAACGCTAGTTCAGACGAAGAAGCTGCAAAGATAGTTTCAGAACTTAATGGCGTTGAAAGTAAGCTTATAAGTCAGCAGGGAGTTATAGATAAAACTCAAACAAAACTTAGCGAATATGAGGAAACATTTAGCAACTGCGGAAAAACAGGGACAACTGCTATTGAGAAACTAAAAAAAGTCGCTTCATTTGCAGGCAAAACCATAAAGACTACACTTGTGGGAGCTTTCAAGACAATGCGTTCGGCAGGCTCGAAGGCTGTTGACGCAGTTAAATCCAAATTCAGCAGGCTTAAAACAACTATCGACAGCACTTCAAAACCGCTGAGCAAGTTTACACATTCGCTCAAATCTGCGGCAAAAAGAGTGTTCTTAATGGCAGGCGTGCTTGTTTTGCTGAAAGGAATACGTTCCGCTGTTGCAAACGCTGTTTCAGGCAACGAAGAATTTGCCAAGTCCTTAAACGAAATAAAAGCAAACCTCACCATAGCTTTCACACCGATAATGAACACAGTAATGCCGTATCTCAATACGCTTATGACGGGCGTAGCGACGGCGACAAAAACTGTGGCGGCGTTTATCTCTGAGCTTTTCGGCACCACCTATCAGAAGTCCTTGCAGGCGACAAAGCAGGCTCAGAAGTCAGCGGAGAAGATAAAGAAAACTCAGGACACTTACCTTGCAGACTTTGACGTTGTAAGAGTTGCACCGGATCAGAGCAAGTCCGATACAGACAGTTCAGAGGGCGGCATTGATTACTCAGCCATAAACGGCGACAACGTTCAGCTTCCAGATTGGGCGGAGCGTATGAAAGACGCCATTAAGTCGGGCGATTGGGCAGGAGTTGGCTCTCTTGTGGCTGAAAAGGTCAACGGAGCTTTCGCATACATCAACTGGGACGGTATTCAGAAAAAGCTGAATAGCTTTGTGGATAAGCTTACAGACGGTCTGAACAGCGTTATAAACGGCGTTGATTGGACAGGACTTGGTGACAGCTTCGGCGGAGGCATAAACACAATTTTTGGCGCAGGATACCGCTTTATGAAGAAGTTCGATTGGGCAGGCTTCGGCAAGGGTACGGCTAATTTTCTTAACGGCGGTATAAAGAAAACGAATTGGTCGCTTATCGGCAAGACCCTTGCTTCAAAATGGCAAGCTATCATCGACTATCTTTATTCGTTCGTTACCACCTTTGATTGGTCGGGCTTTGGCTCGTCCATAGGCACTTCTGTGAACGGCTGGTTTGATGAGATTGATTGGGGCAAGGCAGGAACGACTATCTCTGAGGGCGTGAAAGGTCTGCTTGATACGGCAATAAACTTCCTGCAAACTGTAAACTGGCAGGGCATAGGCGAAAAGCTGTGGACGTTCATTTCTACAATAGATTGGAGCGGTATTGCCACAAAGCTTTTCAAGGCCATAGGCTCAGCTATAGGCGGTGCGGTATCGGTGCTGTGGGGCTTTATCAAGGACGCTGTTTTCAGTATCCGTGACTACTTTACAGAGAAGATACAGGACTGTGGTGGTAATATCGTTGAGGGGCTTTTCACAGGTATTGTTGACGCTTTCAAGGGCATAGGCACTTGGCTTTATGACCATGTTCTTACACCATTTATTGAGGGCTTCAAGAACTGTTTTGGTATTCACAGCCCTAGTAAGGTCATGGCTGAAATGGGCGGATATATCATACAAGGTCTGTATAATGCCGTATCTGAGGGTATTGCAAAGATAAAGGAGATCTTCACAAAGCTTCTTAACGCTGTCAAGGGCGTTTTCAAAGGCATAGGCAAGTGGTTCAAAAAGACCTTTTCAGACGCTTTCGGAGGCGTAAAGACCATTCTCAACGGCATTATAATGTTCGTAAAAGGCATTTTCACAGGTAGCTGGAAGAAGGCTTGGCAGGGTGTAAAGAAGATCTTTAAAGGCGTGTGGGATACGCTTTACAGCGTTGTGAAAGCACCTATAAACCTAATTATCGGTGCAGTAAACAAAATGACCAGTGCTATTGAAAGTGCGGTCAACTGGATAATCGACGGCATTAACAGCCTGAGTTTTGATGTGCCTGATTGGGTGCCTGGCATAGGCGGAGAAACCTTCGGCTTTGATCTTGATACAATAAGCATACCTGAGATACCAAAGCTTGCCACGGGCGGACTTGCGACAGCACCGACCCTTGCAATGGTGGGCGATAACAGGAACGCAAAGGCAGACCCGGAGGTGATCTCACCTCTGAGCAAACTGCAAGGTATGCTTGATAACGGCAAGCTTGACGAGGTGTTAAGGGTGCTGAACGCTATACTTGATTGGCTGAAAGCTTATGACCCTGTGTTCTTCGGAACAGTTGACAGCAAGGTGCTTTTCAAGTGTATGCAGGACAGCAACAATCAGTATAAACGTAAGACGGGAGTGAATGCATTTTGACAGGAACATTGCTAAAGATAAATGGCGTGTGGGTGACAGACCCTGACCCTGATAGCTGGAGTCCTGTAAACTGTTACGAATGGACGGCAGGTTCAGGACGAGTGAATACAACAGGTCTGTTTGTGGGTGCAAGAAAGTTCTGCAAATACAAACTGCCCTGCAAGTGGACAATGCTTCCTGTCGCAGATTCAGCCGAGATACAATCCCTTATCGAGGACGGACCCGATTTTGCAGAGCTGGAGTTTTGGCACAATGGCAAGTATTATTCTATATCCGCCAACGCAAGCGACTATGTACCGCAGGGGCTTGTCAGACTTGACGGTGGTGAGTATTACAAGAGCTGTACTGTCACATTTGCAGAACGTTAGGAGGGCATATGTACACCATAGCAAGCAATGAGATAACAAGCAGGATAGAGAATTACAAAGCCTTGTGGGGTATGTGGATAGAGGACGCTCAGAGTGAAGCACCTGTGGCATATGATGGCATTCAGAACGTTCAGACGGACATTCAATCAACATCTCTGAGTGATGATATAGAGCTTGGAGCTGTCTGTTCTCAAAGTGTGACGGCGGAACTGGTTGACGACGGAACTAAGTATCTTGGGAATGAGTATGTTTTCAGTTTGTATACGAAAGACAGCTCGGCATTTACCAAGACAAGCAAGCTTGGAGAGGTGCTTGACGACGAAAAGATACCAATGGGACGTTTCACCTGCGTGAAGTCGAAAAAGTCGGGCGGCAGTGTCCAGCTGACAATGGCGGACAGGCTGTACTTTTCAGACAAGCCATATGTACCACACATACCTATGCCAAACTGGAATAAAGCCGTTGAAGACGACATATGCAGACAGCTTGGTTTGCAGAATGGAAATGATTACACAGAGGTGCGACTACTGCGTGACAAGAACGGCAGAAGGTTGATAGATAAGAACGGCAAGGTGCTGTACTCAAAATACTTTTACTTCAAGGTCAGCTCAGTACCGAAAGACGTGACCATGCGCCAAATGTTGTCCTATCTGGCTTCTGCTCAGGGCGAGTTTGGGTATGTTGACAGGTACGGAAAGTACGTCCGAAAGTGGTATGGCAAGAGTGTGAAAACATTGGACAACAATACGATAGACCTGCCTACTCTTAGCGAACGACAAAACGTTATCGTGGGCATTATCTGCAAAGTCGGTGAAGATGTAACGCTGTCGCTTGGCGTGACAGATACAACACAAGGACGTGTGCTAGAGTTTGAAAATCCGTACATGACAGAGTCTTTGCTACAATCTCTGTGGCGCAGGATAGGAGGTTTTTCGTGGTATACCACTGAGCTGTACCACAGACTTGGTGACCCACGTTTCGACATAGGTGACGTGGTGACCTACACCAACGGCACAGACAGCTATGATATACCAATAACAAATCTTGATTTTAACTTTGACGGAGGACTTTCAGCAGATATCTCGGCAGTGGGTCTGAGCGTTGAAGAACAGCTTTAAGGGGGCGAGATAATGGCTGATGAAAATTTGACATTGGCGCAGGATATCACTGAAAACGATTATCCGATGCAACACGCTGGCGAGGAAATCGATGAGATACTGAGCCGGGCCGGCAAGATACACTATGGCACTGTGGAATACAAGATGACGAAAGCGAATCCACTGATGCAGATACCGCTTGGACTGACCTTTGCACCTAAACAGGTAATAGCAACGCTACGGCAGACAGCCGCACCAACACCATATCAGAACTACTGTACCCACGTTAGTGGTTCGGGAAAGTCGTACTATCTGAACGTCTGCATGGGATCTAATAACGGGTCATTAGTAAATGTTCCAACAGGAACATACTATGTTGATTATATTGCAATAGAGTAAAGAGGGGTGATTAAATGACAATAACACTAAACACAGATTATGACGTAGCCCTAAGCACAGCCCTACTGGGTTATGTCGGTGAAACGAATGCTAGACCTGTGTCTGTTGAGGGCATGGAGATAGACGGCGCAGACCGCTATGTAATGACGATAGACTACGGCGACGGTGTTCAGTACGAGGTCGATATCACAGGCGGACAGTGGACACCTACGGCAGATATACTGCGTTCAGCGCAGACAGTCAGCTGTCAGATATGTGCGAAAAAACTGTCAGGGCAGGAGTACATACTGTTGAAAAAATCACGCATATTCCGCCTGAGAATAGGTGCGGCAATCGGTGACACGGCTATCCCGTCACCTGTCGTTGCTATGGACGCACTAGACCGCATAGACGCCATAGGCAGACAGGCACACGCAGATATGCAGACAGCCGTCACCGCCGCAGAAACGGCGACTACAGCGGCAGAGAACGCAAAAAAATCTGCCACAGCCGCAGGATTGTCAGCAGACACGGCAACGCAGGCGGCTGAACGTGCTGAAACAGCACAGGCATCTGCTGAAACGTCCGCAACACAGGCAGACACTGCAAGGCAGGGTGCAGAGACCGCACGTCAGCAGGCGGTCACTGCACAGAACACCGCCAAGATATCCGCAGCGCAGGCGTCAGTGTCGGCACAGCAGACCGATGCTGATAAGATAGTAACTGCGGGTTATGCTAAAACCGCCAAGACCAATGCTGACAGCACTGCAGCAGACAGGCAGGCGGTGCAGACGTTGGCAACGCAGGTCACAGCCGACAAGGCTAATGTAGCGGAAAACACTGCTAAGGTCGCAGAGGACAGAACAGCCGCTGAAACCGCTGCACAGACGGTGCAGGCGGTGGCTGACAGTCTGCCTGATGATTATGTAACGGCTGTCGGAAAAATCGCTGAAAACACGGCTGAGATTTCTGCGGTAAAGCTGACGGATAAAGAATTGACAAGACGTGTAAATGCACTGTATGACTTGGGCAACGGCATAACACACCAATTTGAAACGGACAGCGAAACGGCATATGCCAAGACAGTTCCGACAGGGGCAAAGCTGATGTCGGTGAAGAGTGTTGGTGGTAGGTCGATTGTGTTTAACCAGCTGATACCTGACAGCATAATCCATGTCACAGTAACAATTGACGAAGACGTTACCGAGGATAAATGGATTAGCCGTATCGAAGCTGACACGTCAAATATAATTAGCGCACATGGTCATAAGGTATTTGGAAAATGCGTAAAAGACGCAAGCAACCCAACTGCAAATGTTGTAGTGCGTTTCGGTGATAACAATACCAATATCTCAAACGGATACGAGTCAGAACATTCCACTGAAAAGGGAATATACCCCCTGCAACCTAGCGTTAAAAATGGTGCCCTGTATTATCGTGCATTTGCAGGCGCAACCGCAGGCACATACGGATTTACATTGCAGTTATTTGACCTCACCGCAATGTTCGGCTCAGGCAACGAGCCGAACACAGTTGAAGAGTTTGAGAAAATATTTCCAGCGGACTACTACCCATATAATGCTGGGGAAGTTGTCCGCGCTGGGGTGACAGAGATCGCTGTGGGTGATACCGCCTACCCTATCCCCGAAGCAATCAAGGCACTGCCTGGCTACGGCTGGTCGGCAGGAACGGCACGAAACTACGTTGATTATGAGAACAAAAAATACTATCAATGTGTACAAAGTGTTGATTTGGGGACGTTGACGTGGGTTGTGAGTCCCACTGGAAAAGTAAATTTTC